ACACAATGACGCAGATGTATATCGGAGGAAACCCGACATTCGGAAATTCCAGCGCGGACTTCTGCCTGCGGTCGTTCAAGTACTGGCCGACTACGTTGGCTGACGCAACCATGCAAATACTGACCACCTGACATGGACTACCTACTCCGCTCAACCACCGAGTCCGACCTCGACGATGCCCTCATCGCCGCAGGCCTTGCAGAGGAACGCACCGACGAGGACGGCGAGGTCATGGTGCTGCCCGTCACGGGTGTCACGCTTGACCGAATCGGGCCGATCCCGGCACAGGTGGACGAGGAAGGCGTGATCCTGCGCCCCGGCGACAACCGCTACCACGCGAACCTCCGCGTGTCGTTTGAGTTGACGAAGGCGCAGGAGGACGAGTTGCCTCTTGTTGATCCGCCTCCGTCGATTCCCTACAGGGTATTCATTTGAACAAGAAAATCCTAGAACAGATCCACAACGCTCTGGCAGAGGAACTTCTGCGGAAGATCGCTGATGGGTCTGCAACCTCGGCGGAACTCAATGTCGCCCGTCAGTTCCTGAAGGACAACGGCATTGACTGCGCTCCGGATGTCAGCCAGCCCATGCTGAATCTTGCCCAGATCATGCCGTTCGATGAAGAGGCCGCGTGAGCGAACTTGAACGAAAACTCAAGGACTTTCGCAACTTCGTCTTCTTGGCGTGGGACCACCTCGGTCTGCCCGAGCCGACACCCATCCAACTGGACATCGGCCAGTATCTCCAGAAGGGCCCCCGTAGGCGCGTCATCCAAGCGTTCCGTGGGGTGGGCAAGAGTTGGCTTACTAGTGCTTATGTGGTCTTTAGGCTGTTGCACGACCCCAAGTTGAACGTGCTGGTGGTCTCCGCTTCCAAGCAACGGGCGGATGACTTCAGTACCTTCACCCTCAGGCTGATCAACGAGATCCCGATCTGCCAGCACCTGAAGCCTCGGGAAGACCAACGCAACTCCAAGATCGCCTTCGATGTCGGCCCTGCCCCTGCCTCTCAGGCTCCCAGCGTGGTTTCCAAGGGAATCACCTCCCAGATCACGGGCAGCCGTGCAGACCTGATCATCGCGGACGATGTGGAGAGTCTCAACAACTCCGCTACCTTCCTGATGCGGGACAAGTTGCTGGCCTCCATCGCGGAGTTTGAGGCAGTCCTGAAGCCGGGTGGAGAGGTGATCTACCTCGGTACCCCCCAGACGGAGCAGTCGATCTACCACGGGCTGCACGAAAAGGGCTACGACACCCGGATCTGGCCAGCAAGGTACCCCGAGGCGAGGCTCAGGACGGCTTTCGGAGGCAAGTTGGCCCCGATGCTGGTCGAAGGCAAGGAGGGCGAGCCCACCGATCCTCGACGCTTCAACGCGATTGATCTGATGGAGCGAGAAGCGTCCTACGGGCGCACCGGGTTCGCCCTCCAGTTCATGCTGGACAGCACCCTGAGCGATGCCGACAGGTACCCGCTCAAGTTGTCTGACTTGATTGTGCTGGGTCTGAACCCCGAGAATGCCCCCGAGAAGCCGATCTGGGCAGCGAACATCGGCAATGTGGTGAAGGACATCCCCTGCGTTGGGTTCAACGGAGACCGATACTACGGTCCCATGGACATCCATGGCAAGTGGATCCCCTACGAGGGCGGCATCATGGCCATTGACCCCTCGGGCCGTGGCGACAACGAGACCGCCTATGCGGTCGTGAAGATGCTGAACGGGTTCCTGTATGTCACCGCTGCGGGAGGTCTCCGTGGCGGGTATGACGCAGGGACGATGGAGCAGTTGGTTCGGATCGCCAAGTCCAATGCCGTCAACAAGATCATCGTTGAGTCGAACTTCGGTGACGGCATGTTCTCGGAACTGCTGAAGCCCTACCTCCTGAAGCAGTATCCCTGCACGGTGGAGGAGATCCGGCACAACATCCAGAAGGAACGCCGGATCGTTGACACCTTGGAGCCCGTGATGAACCAGCATCGTCTGGTCATCGACACCGGGGTGATCCGGAACGACTACGAGTCCACCAAGCAGTACGCCTCCGAGAAGTCCCTCCAGTACAGCCTGATGTGGCAGATGAGCCGCATTACCCGTACCAAGGGTGCCTTGGCCTACGATGACCGTCTGGATGTCCTCAGCATGGCCGTGGGCTTCTGGGTGGAGCAGATGGCTCAGGATGTCAACCGAAAGATGGCCATCCGCAAGGCCGATCTGCTGGATTCCGAGTTGGAGCGGTTCATGGAACACGCCATCGGGCGCAAGCCCAGAGGTACCACATGGATGTGACGAAGCGCGACGAGGACTACGAGTGGGCCACCCTGATTGTCCACCACGCCTGTCTGGCCATCCTGAGGTACGAGGACCATCTAAGGAGCAAGGACTCCATCAACGAGGCGAGGGCGTTGGCCAAGGCCATGCGCGAACTGAAGGAAATGGTCCCCGAAGAGATCTTGGAGGTCATGCGTGTCTAATCCCTGCAAGGGCAAGGCCCTGAACAAGCCGTGGCGAACCCCCGGCGGCAACAAGAAGTCTGCCGTCTGCGTCAAGGACGGGGAGAAGACCAAGGTGGTCCGCTTCGGAGACCCCAACATGAAGATCCGAAAGAACGAGCCGGGTCGCCGGAAGAACTTCCGGGCCAGACACAACTGCGACAACCCCGGTCCCAAGACCAAGGCTCGGTACTGGTCTTGCCGTGCTTGGTAAGAAACTGCTACAGTTATTTCTTACTGCAGCATCAGCAATCAAGAACTTTAACTTCCACTTTTGAGAACAACAATGCCCAAGATCCCGAAGAAGGTCAAGCAGATCGCCCACTCCCTTGAGAAGAAGCAGGGCATGGCCGCTGGCAAGGCATACGCCATCGCCAACGCCTCCTACAACAAGATGCAGATCAAGAAGGGGAAGTAATGGCCAAGGAACGGGACTACAAGGAGGAATACCGTAAGTACCACGGTACCCCCGAATACCGCAAGGATCGGGCTTCCCGGAACAAGATCCGCCGCAAACTTGAGAAGCATGGCAGGGTCCGCAAGGGTGATGGCAAGGACATCGACCACAAGGACGGCAATCCAAGGAACAATCGAATGTCAAACCTTCGGATCGTGCCCAAGTCGGTCAACAGAGCCAAACGCTAGGGAGATGCCATGGTCATCAAGTGGTTTCCTTACGAGATCCCCGTAATAACCATGAAGATGCCCAAGGATGAGTTTGGTGAATTCTTCTTCTTTCCTTCTCCTAGAATCCATATCTCAGAGGAACTAAAGGGTACTATGTACTCTAGTACTCTCCTACATGAGGTCTTGGAAATGGTGAATGAAGTACATGACCTAGGGTTGTCTGAATCCAAGATCAGGACTCTGGAGGTCTCCCTCAGCCAGATCTTCTCGTCCAACCCGGACCTCCTGAAGCCACGGGCTCCAGAATGCCCTCAGAACGATTCGGGCGACGAAGATGACTCCAGACCCGTCCTGACCCAAGGAATCGATCCTAGGGCATCCTAGGGCCCTTAGAAGGGATTGTGGCGGAACTGGCAGACGCGACAGACTCAAAACCTGTTGGCCCTAGGCCGTGCGGGTTCGACCCCCGCCTCTCCCATTGATCTAAAAGTGCCCGTGAGACAGGATGCCCCTCGGGGGCCGTGTGGGTAACCGGAGTCCCACATGGGAGAGCCGGGGGTGGTTTTGGGAAAAAAATCTGAGAGGGTTTAATTGATTGATTGACCCGCGCTTCCCCCCATGGGGGTGCGCCGGTTGCCCATGAGCGGGAAAGTGCGCCATTGCATAGCCATTGCATAAGCCCATTGCTGTGCATTGGGTAGGCTTTGGCTATGCAATGAGGCCGCCTGGAGGGGGGCGGGTGGGGGTTGTCTAGCGGCTAGACAAGGGCGTCCCTCTCCCTCCCCGTTTCGTTGTCACTCTGGGGAGCCCGAGGGCACCGCCACTATCCCGGCACTATCACGCCCCACTATCCCGCCGGAGGGGTTGACGCGACTGGCTTGCCATGGTCTAATGCGGATGCCTCGAAGAAGGGCACCGGATGCAAGGCATGTTGCCGAGCGGCGGATGACCCAGAAGAGGCATCGAAAGGTAAGAGCCCACCATGGCTAGCAAGAAGAAGCCCGCTGAGATGATCGCCGTCCACAGCCCCGCCGGAACCACCTACGTTCCGAAGACGGCAGCAGCGAAGCCCGGCACCGCCGGAACCATCGTGAAGGTTGAGCAGCCGGAGACCACGACCCAGCCGAAGGCAGCCAAGGGCACCGCGAAGCCCGAGCCGAAGGCGAAGCCGAAGGCAGAGCCGAAGACGGCGAAGGCGCAGCAGCCCCAGAAGCCGGAAGCGAACCTCCGACTTGTCATCGGCACGGACGGCAGCATCAAGACCGACAAGGCATGGAGCCCGGCGGCTACGGCGGCAGCGGTGACGGTGCGGACCGAGATGGAGAACGCCAACGCGGCGGCGGATCGTGGCATCGGTGCCCTCTGCGACCTGTTCCGGATGGACATCCACCACAGCCTCGGGTTCCAGAGCCGCGAGGCGTTCGGCTACTCGCTCCTCTCCACTCTGGCGGTGGGCGGCAAGGCGACCTCGACCTGCTACGGATGGATCCAGAGCGCGTCCGCCATGGTCGCCCTGCAGAGCGCGAAGATCGACCTTGCGCCGTTCACCATGGACGGGTTGAAGATCGTTCACGCTCACGGGAAGCAGGAGCCGGAACTCATGGCGATGGTCGCCACCGCTTTGGTGAACGAGCCCGACCTCAGGAACACGCGCGGCAAGATCGATATCGGCAAGGCGCGGAAGTTCATGGACGGGCAGCAGATGGCATCGTCCAAGGGCACCCAGAGCGGCAAGACGCGAGAGCAGAAGATCGCCGCTCTGGCATCCCGCGCCAAGAAGTTTGGCGGGAACCGGGATGCGGCCGTCGACCTCCTCACGGCGGCAATCGCCAAGATCAAGGCGGGTAAGTAAAGCCTAGGTCTAGCCGCTAGACAAAGCCCGGTTGCCCCTCGTGGGCAGCCGGGTTTTTTTTT